CCCACGCCCGCGAACTGCTCACGGATCAGCTGAACAAAGAGCAAGACCTTCTCGAATATTGCAAGGGTGCCAATGCCTATTACCGGAAGCACAAAACCTTGCGCGGCTATTCCAACATGAGCGACGCGGCAGCCGACGCGCTCACCAACCCGGACGCCTTTTCAATGAGCCTGTACCGCAAGCCCTACGGCGATTTTGAGTTAACCAGTATCCGCGGCAAGATCAAGCGGATTCAGACCCGCCTTGACGAACTCGACAAGGTACAGGCCACCGCTGCATCCGGCCCCGTTGAGGATCAGCACGACGGCTACACCTACCGGGAGAACAACGAAATCATGCGCGTGCAATTCATCTTTCCCGGAAAGCCGGACGACGAAACCCGCGCCATGCTCAAAGAGAACGGTTTCCGATGGGCACCCAGTCAGGGCGCTTGGCAGCGCCAACTTACCGCAAACGCAAAATATGCAGCGCACCGCGTCATGGAGTTTCTGGACGGCAACGAAAGCGAATAATAAAGGCGGACACCCCAGCAGGGCCGCACCGCACGAAAGCGGCCCCGCCCCATCTTCCCGGCATAAATGTCGGGAACATCACGAAAACGAAAAGGAGCTATGAACCATGACAGCCAAACAGCAAAGCACCGAATCCGGCGGCGGTCTGCGCACCGTCACCCTCACCGCTGACCAGTGGAACACCCTGTATTTCTACCTTCTCACTTCCACGAAGTACCGCAACGGCGAAATTGAAGCGTGGGAAAGGCTGGCCCTTGAAACGAACGAGGACGGTTCCCCAAAGTTCATCCACGCCGCCGACAATGCGCGTTATCTCCGGGATCAGGAAAAGACGCTGCACGAAATCGCACAAAGCATCTGCTGACAACCCGACCCGCCGGGGAAAATAGGAGAATTGACTTCATTTTGTAGTCGGTTGAATGCCGATCCACTGCCCCGCCGGGGTGAATCACGAAAGGACGAAACGAATGTACTACTTCATTTACTGCAAAGGCCCCAACGAAAAGCGCTTCACGCTTTGCAATCCATGGAAAGGCACCCGCGGCATGGGCAAGGTATACGCGCCGCGCTTCCTCAAGGAGCAAGCCGACTATGCCGTTGCATGGATGACCGAGCACAACCCCGGCTTTATCTTCCAGCGCCGCTCGGCACGCTGAACATCACCACCACGAAAAGGAGCAACGAACCATGACAACCAACGAACGCTTTCTCTCAGTCCTGCACAGGGTCACTTCCTGCCGCCACTTAGCCACCGTCAACATAACGATCTGGAACGGGCGCATTGAAGTCCGGCATACCGTTTTCGATGAAATGTACATCCTGCGCAGCTTTCCCTTGCCCAACACCCACAACGAATATTGCGCCTGCATGGCGGCTGCCTGCCGGTGTCTGTCCGACAAGCTGCTTTCGTGGGCAAGCGAGTACGACCACGGCAACGACGTTCTGAACAAGCAGTACGACACTGTGAACAAAGCCTTTCGCAAGCGCTTAGAGGAACAAGAATGACCCGTGCCCCGGTT